GAATATTCCGGCAAGTATGTTGAAAGAGCAAGAAACCGTTACTCTCAAGGGAGGGTAACAAAAATGGTTGTTCTCGTTACTGGTTCTGGAAAGAACAAAAGAGCTCTAGTAGAAGAAGCTGCGTTCTTTTTCAAGAACCAGTTAATGCCACGAATGAAGAACCTTTGGATTGACATTAAGCTTCGTCCAAACTATGAAGACGATGGTGACTGTATTTGGACTGACAGTTACTATCGTCCACGCGAGTTTCACATCAATTTAAAGTCCACTAATGATGAAGATCACATGATAAAAACTCTAGCACATGAGATGGTTCATGTCAAACAATGGGCTAGAGAAGAGATCAAAGACGGCCGTGATGTTACTCGAGCACTATGGAAAAAGACTAGACTCGTTGATTGCCAGAAAACGGCGTATGAAGATTTACCTTGGGAGAAAGAGGCCAACAAGCTAGAAGAGATACTGTTTGAGAGGTGGAAAATGTATAAATAGCAACATGAACCTATCATTCTTCGACATAGACGAAACAGTATTTAATACTTTTGCTAACGTCTTGGTTCGTAAAAAGTTGACAGGTAAACTTGTAACCAAGCTCGATAATCAAACATTCAACTCATACGAGCTCAAAGATGATGAGGAATACGACTTCTCTGAATTTAAGGACGCTAAACTTTTTAGAGGCTCCTCTAAAGTAATCAAAGGTACAATGAAAGAAGTGAAACGCCAGTTTCGCGATCGTAATACAATGATTATCTTTCTTACCGCTCGCCAAAAGATGGATGATAACGCAACGTTTAAAGACGCGTTCAGAGACCAAGGGCTCAGAGTAAACGACAAAAGAATCCGTTTCGAGTTGGTTGGTAATCTAAAGTCTGGCACTATTCCCGATAAAAAAGAATATGTAATTAGAAAATTTTTAAAGAAGTTCAAACAAATTGAAAGAGTAAGTATCTATGACGATCATAGAGAGAACGTTGATATACTAAATAAGGTTTCGCGTGACTATCCCGATATCCAGTTTCGTAAATTTCTAGTCACAAACGGTGTTATAAAGTCTGCTGGTCAACTCAATTTTAAAGAGTGGTTTACCGAAGAGAAGAACCCGCGAATCCCTCGTAAGAAAGGGCAACCAGCAAAGAGTAAGAAACACTCTGATCTATATACCGATGAAGACCCAAGAGGCACAATCCACGGCCTAGGATTTAAAGATGTAGAGACTGCCAAGAAGTCTGTTTCTAAGATTAAAGACTCTGGACGTTCGCATGCTCATAAGATTCAAGCTGCAATTGCAATGGAACAAAGAGCAAGAGTAATGGGTAAGACCGCTGAAGCTGCCGTGTATCGTAAGTACATAAACCAGATGAAAAAGAAGACCAAAGAGAAAAATGAGTCCGCCCCAAACACAGCGGATGCAATGAAAAGATATAGAGCTGGTAAAGCCGGATTTACAGACGTCGCACATCTAAAGGCAAAAGGGCTAATTAAGAGGTCTGACGGAACAAAAAGAAAGTCTGATAAATATAAATGATGTCAAGTTTTAAAGATTATGTTGAAGTCATGGAAGCCACAAAGGCTGGTAAAAACGTGCACATGACTCATATTGAGGATCGCGTATTGTACGGTGGAGTCACAGGTGCTAGGGAAGCCATACTTGCTCTTAGGTCTATGAGAGATATGTTGGCTGGTAACTCAAAAACAGGTACAAACGTAACAGTTAAATGGGATGGCGCACCTGCCGTCTTCGCTGGTATTGACCCCTCTGACGGAGAGTTCTTTGTGGCGAAGAAGGGTATCTTCAATAAGAATCCAAAGGTCTATAAGTCCGTGGCAGAGGTACGCGCTGACACATCTGGTGATCTGGCTGAAAAACTATCAACCGCCTATGAAGAGTTAAAAGACTTGGGAATCCAAGGTGTGATTCAAGGCGACATTATGTTTACTAACGATCTTTCTACAGAGAGCATCGATGGAGAAACCTACATCACTTTCCAACCAAACACTATTGTATATGCTGTACCGAAGAACTCTAAGCTTGGTAAGACAATATCGAAGGCTAAGTTAGGAGTGGTTTTTCATACCACATATACTGGTTCTGATTTTGAATCGATGAAAGCCAGTTATGGTGTCGATCTAAACAAACTTAAAAAGAAAAAGTCTGTATGGTATCAAGATGCTGATCTACGAGATTTATCAGGAACTGCAACCTTCACAGAGGCAGATACCAAAGAAGTAACCGAGGCACTATCAAAAGCCGGTAAGATTTTCAGTAAGATTTCTAGTACAACTCTAAAAGAACTTGAGACAAACCTAGAACTTGCCACAAAGATTGAATCATTTAATAATACTCTTGTAAGGAGAGGTGCTAAAATAACTAATACTAAGAAGCATGTCGATGATTTGATTAAGTACTTCGATGAAAGATTCGGAAAAGAACTTGAAAAAAGAAAAAGTGAAAAGGGTAAGGCAGCTGTTACTAAGAAACAACAGGAAATGATGTCGTTTTTCTCGCCTAAGAACAAGAAAAACCTAGATTTAATGTTTCAATTGATGAATGCTATCGTTGATGCAAAGTTAATTATTATAAATAGATTAGACAGACTTAAAAAAATAGACACTTTTATACGGACAAAAAATGGATTTAAGGTGACTGGCTCAGAAGGTTTTGTAGCGATTGACAAAACCAAAGGGGGCGCAGTCAAGTTAGTCGATAGGTTGGAATTTTCGATGAACAACTTCTCGTCTGACGTTATTAAGGGATGGGAACGATGAGATCATTTAAAGATCACTGTTGTAGAGATTGTGAAAGTCTCTACGAACAAACAATCGAAGAAGCTGAATACAAGGGTAGAAAAGTAGAGCTCAATAATCCCACTCGCTCGTCAGACGGCAAAAAGAAGTTTTACGTTTACGTAAAGAACGAAAAGGGAAACGTTATTAAGTTAGGATTTGGCGATCCTAATATGGAAATCAAACGTGACGATCCCCAACGTAGAAAAAATTTCAGAGCCCGTCATAATTGTGACGATCCCGGCCCCAAATGGAAAGCAAGATACTGGTCTTGTTATCAATGGAGAGCTGGAGCGAAAGTGGATAACTAATATGAGCATAAAATCCTTCAAGACATTCAGTGAAGATAAATCAAAGGAAGTGGTCTTTACCTTTGGCCGTTTCAACCCGCCAACAACCGGCCACGAAAAACTTATTAAAAAAGTGATTGCACAGGCAGTCGGTAACAATTTTAGAATCTACGTTTCAAAGTCAAATGATCCAAAACGTAATCCTCTTGAATACAAAGAAAAAGTTCAACTCATGCGGAAGATGTTTCCGAAGTATGGTAGAAACATTGTATTCAATAATAAGATAACAAACGTCTTTGACATTCTTGTTGACCTGTACGATCAAGGCTTCCAGAAAGTCACGATGGTAGTTGGTTCAGACCGTGTGCCAGAGTTTAGAAAGCTAATGTCGAAGTACAATGGTGTAAAAGCTCGTCATGGTTTCTATAACTTTGATACAATCAATACAGTTTCTGCCGGTGATCGCGATCCCGACGCAGAAGATGTATCTGGTATGTCAGCATCTAAGATGAGAGCCGCTGCAGCTGCAGGTGATTTAGATTCATTTAGTAAAGGTCTTCCAAAGGGATTTGGCGATAAGGTGGGTGTATTTAATCTGATTCGTAAGAGAATGGGATTGAAAGAGATGACCAACTTCCGTAAACACATCGACCTTGGCCCTCAATCAATTTTAAGAGAGAAGTACGTAAGAGGTGAAATCTTCAACGAAGGTGATACAGTTTGTTGTGTTCGTACTGGAACTAAATTTATTATCGAAGAAAGAAAGTCTAGCTTTGTGGTTGGTGAAGACGGTAATAAGTACTGGATTCGTGATCTAATCGAAGTAAAACAAGACCCCGATATCAAAAAGAAAAAGGGAACACAACCCGCTAAGTATTACAAAGGTCTTTCAAAGTCTACTAAAGACAAACGAGATGCACACTTTAAGAAGGGTGCAGACATGGATGACGATAACCCTAAAGCATATAAACCAGCTCCAGGCGACAAGAGTGCGAAAACTAAACCATCTAAACACACGAAGAAGTTCAAACAGATGTACGGTGAAAATGAGATGGGTACAGATGCATTAACTAAAAAGTATAAAAAAGCAACTCCGATGGAAGAACAGTTTGAACAACTAGACGAAAAACTTATTACCTTTGCAAAGAAAGCATATCCGAAGTCTGGTAATATCCTTATCCTTGCAGGTGGTGCTGGGTCTGGTAAAGGATTCATACTTGATAACTTAGTTGGTATGGAAGGTAAAGTATTTGACGTAGACGCTCTCAAGAGTTTAGCCACTAGAACACCAGTTATTGTCAAGAAGGTTAGAGATGAATTGGATATCGATCTTTCTAAGTTTGATAGCAAAAAGAATAAAGATGTTCTTAGAAATCCAGCAAACGTAACTAAACTTCACGAAATTATCGGTGACTTTCTAGATTTACCTAGTAAGCAACAGAAGACATTCTTTGCTAACGTTATTGCTCAAGCACCTAATGCTAAACCAAACGTCATTTTCGATGTGACACTCAAGGATTTAAGAAAACTAGAAAAGATTACTCGTCTTGCAGATTCTATTGGATATGATAAAAAGAATATCCATATCGTATGGGTTATCAACGACATTGAAATTGCTAAGGTTCAGAACGTACAAAGACCAAGAAATGTTCCTGTCGAGATTCTAGTCAATACACACAGAGGTGCTTCTCAAACCATGCTTGATATTATGAAGATGGGTAACTCGTTGAAGAAATACATGGATGGTGATATTGTATTTGCTTTCAATAAGATTGGTGTAGACAGTGATCTAAAAACAAGTGGTCGCGGTGGACAATACATTAAAAAGTCTGACTACTTCTATGCTAAAAGATCAGGTTCGGCACCTCTTAAGTTTTCACAAATCGGCGATAATATCTTAAAGAAAATTAAATCGTATGTCCCAAACGCTAATACATGGAGTCTCGACTAATGAAAAGTTTCAAAGAAGCAATGTATGAGGATGTAACGGCAGCTCTCAAAAAGAAATCAGAAAAATCCGGCGTGGACATGGGGACACTCCGAAAAATTTATAACCGCGGTGTAGCAGCTTGGAGAACAGGACACAGACCCGGCACAACTCCAACGCAGTGGGGATTGGCTAGAGTTAATTCAGTTCTTACAGGAGGGCCAGCACGAAAATCAGATGCAGACATTTGGTCTAAGAGAAAAAAGGTTAAAAAATGATTTCATTTAACGATTATCTTTTAGTAGAGCTAGCTATGGGTGGTAAAAAACTCTCATCAAAACAGATTGTTAAGAAGATTAAAAAGCAGGGTAGAAGTAGCACACTTAGAGATTGGGAAAAGATTTTTAAGAAGTTTTCTCCAAAGGAACTACACTCCAAAGATCAGTTAAGAGGTATGCTCCCTCAGACAGTAAAGACTGATGACATTGTTGCATTGTTTGCAGAGGATGTTGACTTGGTTGAAAAACTTGATCCTCGTAAGCACGACATTGGTGATTACATCGATGACTTTATGAAGTCAGACGCACCACAGTTTAAAGGTAAATCGAAAGAGAAGATTCGTGATATGGCTTTAGCAGCATATAGAGCTGCAAGAAGAGAAGCTGGATTAGATGAAGGTCTTAGTACTAAAGATAGAGCAGAACTTTATCGATTGACTACTCTGGCCATGAAAGCAGTGCCTGGCTCTGGAAAACAAAAAAATATAATTCAAAAACTAAATGCTATTCGAGTAAAGAATAAAATGAAGCCTATCCAAGAAGATGATAACGAAAAAACAACTTGATGCGGTTGAAAAATATGCAGATAAATTATTTGCTAAAGTGGGATTGGATATCGAGTTTACTCGGCACTTTCTCGATCGCGTTAATGATGCTCGTAATAAGAAACAGATCAACTCAGCAGAACTACAAAGACTTTTTAGACAATCGTATAAGAAACATGGTAGAAAAATATCATCACTGGATAAAGGGGCTCAAGCTGTCATTAAGGATATGCAGACAGACATTAACATGCCATTCGTTATTCAACCCGATAGTAACGGAGAGCTAGACTTAGTAGCTAAAACAGTTATGAGAAAGAAAAATTTTAAAACATCCAACAGAACATTCTCTGTAGAAAGTTTTCAGACGTGGCTTGAAGAGTCATCAGAACACAATGAAAGTCTCTGGGCTAACATCCATAAGAAAAGACAAAGAATCAAACGTGGTTCTGGTGAGAGAATGAGAAAGAAAGGTGAAAAGGGTGCACCTACTCCAGCTCAAATGAAAAGAGCTAAAGGTGAGAATGTAGAAGAGAAAAAGGGTGGTAAGCCAGAATCGTTTGAGTCACAGTTTAAGAGAAGAGTTGTTAAGACCACCAAGCCAGAACATAAAGAAAAAGGTTATAACTGGCGTATCAAGGGTAAGGATAGACCCGAAATTTCAATCAAGTTGTATAAGAATAAGCCTGGGTTTGAAGAATTTAAAAAACAATTACGAAGAGTTGCGGGCCACGAATTCGGATAATTATAAATAGAGTTTTAATGGGGACACTGTAAAGATGAAAAGACCAAAGTTTGTACCAGAATCAATCAAGGATGAAGACGTTTCTCAGTTTGTAGCAGCCGCAGCGTGTGCTAAACGAGAAGGTAAAAAGGACTTCATATTCGCCGGTAAGAAGTATAAGGTGACTATGAAAGCTAAAGTTGAAGACCAGAAGCTTGATCCTGTTAATCCAAAAGCCGCAGATAAGTTCAAGAACCGTAAAGACAAAGACATCGACAATGATGGCGATGTAGACGATTCTGACGAATACCTACACAAAAGACGTAAAGCCATTGGTAAGGCAATGAAGAAAGAGTCTTTTAGTCGAGTAGATGCTATAGTAGAAAGAGTATCCGGTGCTAGTGAAGATACACGACAGACTTTCATTAAAGAATATAACATTACAGAAGAAAGTAAGTATTCTGAAATTGTTAAATCATGGAAGGTATTTTCAAGATGACAGGCCCCGAAAAACAAAGACTTGACCGTATCGAAGACAAGATTGATAAGTTAGCCGATGCAGTCGTAGCCATTGCTCGGGCAGAAGAAAAACTTCTTGGATTAGAACAGCTTTCGATGGATTTACATCGCAAAATTACAGATATAGAGGAACGTCTCAGAGTTGTAGAAGAGTCCTCAAGTAGTTCAGCTAAAGAGTTGAACATAATTAATAGAGTTCTTTGGATTGCCATCTCGGCCCTTCTCACTGGTGGAATCCTTGTTTATTTGTGGGGCCCTGCAGCGTTATAAGGAGAAAAAATGTATAAAGATGACCTAACAAAAGAGTTGGCTGAGATTGCTAAAAAGATTATGCAGAAAGAAGTCGAAGAACCCCGTGCAAAGGGTGAGAAAGATTTCAAAGCAATGCATTCAGTAGATGTCAAAGATGATCCCGAACAAAAGCAACAGCTTAAGATGAGTGAAGGTAAGATGAAAGAACTTCATTCTTTGGTTGACAAGGGTATTAAAGACCCCAAGAAGATTGCACAATCATTGAAACTACCTAATACTCCCGAAGTTCACAAAGCAATTGCAGCATTAGTAAAAGGAATGTAACAATGGACGATCCTGTAAAGAAGGCTATGGAGAAGAGACGTGCAGACCGTGAGAAACTCCAACGGGCACGTGAACGTGTAAGAGCCGCAAAAGACGCCAAGAGAGCCGATCTTGAAAGGGAACGTAAAGCACGAGATGCCGAAAGAAAAGCCGAACGTGAAAAAGAAACTCAAGCCGAAGCTGTAGACGCGTCTGATACAGGTGGCGCAGAAGAAGTATCAATGGCTATGACACAAATCAGAGCTATGAGACATTACTTAGACGGAATTGAAACACGAATCCAGTCCGAGGGCGACATGGAAGAGTGGTATCAGAACAAACTCACCAAAGCAAATGACTATTTAAAAACACTCTACGGTTATGGTACAGGTAAAAGTGTAAAAGAGTCACTAGAAGAAGCCAAGTTGTATCACAAAGACTTTTCAAGTGCTATGGCTCAGGCCTATGACCACGCGAAAAAGAAACTAGGTGTTACGATTGATCCAAAAGAGATTGATTCAAAAGTCGCACAAGGGGCAAAGAAACCAAGTAAAGGTAAGACAAATAGATATCAATTAAAAGGAAAAGGCGGAACAGTTCAAGTACAAGTTTATAATACTGGTAAGAGCTATGAATTGAACGTTTATAAGGAAGACATGAACGAAGCATCTTATACTAAGAACACAAAAGATTCCCAACTAAAGTGGGGAAGAAACTACATTTTAAATACAGACTCTAACAACAGCGTAATTTCAATGTTGACTCAAATGAAAGCTGCAATGAAAAGAGCCAGCATGAGACATCCTAAGTTGGGTGCCGGAACCGAAGTTAAAACTAAGAAAGGTTCTCTATTGATTGTGCCAGAAACAGCTGAGTTGTATTTAAAATCAAGAGATAGATTGCCTGGCCCCTTACAAAAGAATATGGATAAAATGGCTGAAAGAAGTCCCGATGGTTTATTTACTGTACTTCAAGCTGCACTAAATGATTTGAGATCGGGATTAATAGAAAATATGACAGAAGTTTTAGAAAATATAAATGAGGCCAAAATGCACTATGTTATCTATGATAAGAAGACAAAAGAAGTTTACGCGTCTAGTTCAAAACCATTTGACAAGTTCAAAATGGATGATGTTGCCGACGATATGAAAGTCAAGAAGTCTGACTTAGTTATGAAGAAAATGAGAAAAAGCCAAAAGGCTGGTGAGCGTCTTAAAGAAGCCAGTGAAACAATTACAGAAGCAGATTCTCTTTATCTCATCTATAAAGACAAAATGAAAGCCAAGAAAGTTGCAGCTCACATCAAAGCAAGATTCAAAAAGATGGATGTAAACTTAGCACCTATGGACGCAAGAAACATGGGTATTACAATTTTCGGTGCGGGTGCAGAAAAAGTTAAAGCTGATATTATGAAGAAGTTTGGTAAACCAGATGACTTTATGATGGAGGAATTTTCCGACTTTCAAGTCGACGAAATTTTATAAATAATTTCGGTATGAAGTTATTTGAAGATTTAAATAATGAGAATTTTAAACTCTATGCAGCGAAGTATTACGACAATCCTTCTTGTCTAGATGTTCAAGATTTTTATGATGATTTAGCTAAGTTTAAATATATTATTAGACTACTAAGAAAGTATAGAGAAACAGGTATTATTCAAGAAAGACTTGTTCTCAATCACATAATTAGTATATATAATGTGTTTGATATTTACGCTGCGAATAGAATGATGTTTTATCGGATAGAGTCAGATTTATGGCCTCAGATTAAAACATTTTTAGTATATCTAAATTATGTTCCAGAGAATATGTATCAAGATATATCAATAGATGTAAAAATAGCAAAGAAACTACAAGCAATATAATGAGTGTACTAAGAGGCCCAGATTTTTTCTATTCGTTGAGATTCCTTCGTTTACTAACGATGCCGTACGAAAAAACGTCTGCATTTAAAGAAGGTATCATCGACAAGAATGGAAAGAAATTAAAGAAACCTCAAACACCAAGTGAAAAAGCTGCATACAACACATTTCACAAACTCGTATTCAACATTAGGCGTCTCATAGCAAAAGCTCCTGGCGGGTCTTCGGCAATAGCAAAATATGCAACTGCTCTGTTCTTAATTAAAGATCATTTGCAAATTTCTGATAAGTCATTGTCAAAAGTACTCAAGGAGATAACAGACATAGATTTCATGGAAGCGAAACTCCATGAACGGACAAACGCCTGGTATCTGACCGAGGACAGGAAAAAAATACAAGCATCAAAATATGCATTGAACCGTGACATTGCATTACCTAAGACAGGCGATCTGCTGGCAAAAAAGAACTCTTGGGTTGAAATTACGGAACACGCACCTGTCGGAGATATCTTCGGCATACCTGTATTCGAAGCACTTCACCTAAAAACTAATCAAAAGATATATGTTATTCAAGAGGATATTATCCGATGAAGAGTTTTAAGGAAATGACAGCCACAGTTGGTGGAGGTAATGTTGGTGTACCAACCGATGCCTCTGGCCCTGGGCAATCTTTTGATCCCCTCTTATTTGGTAAGAAGAAAAAACCATTAAGAAGATATAAAGAGTTTAATGTTCCTACCGAAGTGTTTAGAAAGTTTCAAACAGGAAGAAATAAGTTTGAAAGATGGTCAAAGTATCTTAATCTTGAAGACGCAAATCAGAAGTCAATCTATGATTTTGCTAAAAAGAACAGAGGTACACACATCATTTTGAGAGACGAAGAGACTGGTGCGATGAGAGCAATCCGTAGACGTTCATCAAATAATTTGTAATTTTTCTTTACATTTTGATGAATATCATCTAATATATAAACTTATAACCGTAGGAAAAAAATAAATGTCAGCAGTCTCAATCTTTGAAGAACAAGTTTCGCGTAAACCAGATCGTTACCCTTGGACGGAAGAATTCATGGAAGCTATGCACAATGGATTCTGGACGGACAAAGAGTTCAGCTTTTCGTCTGATGTTCAAGACTTTAAAGTAAGCCTTACAGATGAAGAACGTGAAATGGTTACTAGATGTCTATCAGCCATTTCACAAATCGAAGTCGCCGTAAAGACTTTCTGGGCTAACGTTGGTCAGAATTTACCACACCCATCTATTACTGATCTTGGCTATGTGATGGCTAACGTGGAAGTAATCCATAACAATGCTTATGAAAGATTACTAGAGATTTTAGAAATGGAAGATGTGTTTGAGGAAAACCTTAAACTTGACATTATTCAGAACAGAGTAAAATATCTTCGTAAGTATAACCATAGATATTATAGCGATTCTAAAAAACAATTTGTTTACAGCTTAATTCTGTTTACATTGTATGTTGAAAATGTCTCATTGTTTAGTCAGTTCTATACAATCAACTACTTCAACCGTTTTAAAAATGTACTAAAAGATGTGTCTCAACAAGTTGCATACACTTCTCGTGAAGAGATGATTCACGCACAAGTTGGGATTAAACTTATCAATACCATCCGTGAAGAACACCCCGAATTATTTGATGAAGAGTTGAAAGAAAGAATTAAAGACTCTTGCTTGAAAGCTTACAAAGCTGAATCAAGGATTATTGAGTGGTCTGTAAATGGTTATGATTCTGAGCACCTTAGCTCATCTATTATGAAAAACTTCATTAAGAATCGCCTTAACGAATCTTTAAAGGCAATTGGATTTGAAGAATGTTTCGATGTTGATGCTGAGTCACTTAAGAAAACACAGTGGTTTGATGAAGACGTACTTGGTAATACTGCTACAGACTTCTTCTTCAAGAGACCAACTGAATATTCAAAAAAAGATAAATCTTATGATGTAGAGGACTTGTTTTAATTTATTATGGAAAAATATTATTGGCTTAACAGTAAGTCACGCACTTTTTTAGAACGTGGTTACTTACAAAACGGTGTGTCTCCCGAAGACAGAATCAAAGAAATTGCAAAAGCTGCAGAGAAACGTCTATGCATAGAAGGATTCGCAGAAAAGTTTGAAGACTATATGTCGCGAGGTTGGTATTCACTTGCCTCACCGATCTGGGCAAACTTTGGTTTAGAAAGGGGTCTTCCTATTTCGTGCTATGGTTCATACATAGGCGATAAGATGGAGTCTATTCTAAACGGAGTTGCAGAGGTTGGAATGATGTCAAAGGTTGGAGGTGGAACATCCGCTTACTTTGGAGACCTTCGCGGACGTGGAGCACCGATTAGTTCTGGTGGTGAATCAACTGGTTCAGTTCACTTCATGGAGTTATACGAAACAGTTGCTAACGTTGTATCTCAATCAAATGTTCGTAGAGGATCATTTGCTGGATACATGAACATTGACCATCCAGATATCCTTGAGTTTCTTGCTATTCGTAACGATGGTCATGCAATTCAGAATATGTCAATCGGTGTTACAGTATCAAATGAATGGATGACTTCTATGGTTGACGGCGATACTGAAAAAAGAAAGATATGGGCTAAGGTTATTCAGAAGCGTTTTGAGTCTGGTTATCCCTATATCTTTTGGTCAGATAACGTAAACGACGACGCACCTAAAATATACAAGAAGAAAAAGAAACGTATCCATGCTTCTAATCTTTGTTCAGAGATTGCACTATCGACTGATGAAGACGAATCGTTTGTTTGTTGTCTTTCGTCTATGAATCTTCTACACTATGATGAGTGGAAAGATACAGATGCTGTTGAAGTATTGACTTATTTTCTAGATGCAGTAATTAGTGAATTTGTTGATAAAGCTTTTCATATTCCGTTTATGCGTAAAGCTGTACGATTTGCTGAACAACAAAGAGCAGTAGGTGTGGGAGTTCTAGGCTGGCACTCTTATCTACAATCTTGTAATATTGCCTTTGAGTCATTCGAGGCTAAGAATCTTTCAGCAGAGATATTCAAAAACATGAGAGAAAAGTGTGATGGGGCAACAAAGTTCCTAGCTAGTTGGCTCGGAGAACCAAAGTTGCTTCAGGGTACTGGAAGGCGTAATGTAACTACTATGGCCATTGCACCAACTACATCATCTAGCTTTATTCTTGGCCAAGTGTCACCTAGTGTAGAACCCTTGAATAGTAATTACTTTGTAAAGGACTTAGCTAAAGGTAAGTTCACATATAAGAATCCATACCTAAGAGAAGTTCTTAAATCGTATGATCGGAATACACCAGAAGTCTGGCAGTCGATTCTAGTGAGTGGTGGTTCTGTACAACACTTACACTTTCTTACGGATCACGAACGAAATGTATTTAAAACGTTTGGAGAAATACCGCAGCTTGAGATTATTAATCAGACTGTAATTCGCCAGAAGTATATCGATCAATCACAAAGTATTAACTTGATGATCCATCCCAAAACGTCAGTAAAAGAAGTAAATAAACTTCTAATACACGCTTGGGAACATGGTGTCAAAACACTTTACTATCATCGCGGGACAAATCCCTCGCAGGAGTTGTCTAGAAACTTACTCAACTGCTCATCTTGTGAGGCATAATGGATACAGAAACTTTATATTGCAATAGTTGTCATACAACCTTTACTATACTTTGGCATCAAGAAGATGATGAATATATGATGACACCTTCTTTTTGTCCTAATTGCGGAGCACCACTAACAGGTGACGAAGAATCTTATACCGAAGAATATGAATAAATAAATGTATGAGTGTGGTAATCAGAAGGAGAAGAGGTTTCAGTAAAAGTTATACTGTCATTACTTTTGATAAAGACAATATACACGAATGGCCTACGTCTGAACATGAACATCACGAGATTATGAAAATCTTCAAGCAAGATAAACCCTATGATGGTATAATAAATGATTATACACGATACAAAAAATTATTGAAATGAGTGAGTGGAAGTATAATAATAAGCCATTTGATTCAGAAATGATCGGTGACTATATTGGCTTTGTTTATGAAATTACTGATACTGAAAATGGTATGAAGTATATCGGTAAGAAAAAGTTTTGGTCTAAAGTTACTCGCCCTCCACTCAAAGGTAAAACCCGAAAACGTAGATCAGTAAAAGAATCCGATTGGCAAAAGTACTACGGTTCAAGCGAGGAAGTTAAGGAGTTAGTAGAAAACACTGGTGAGTGGAGATTCAAACGTAAGATACTTCGTTTGTGTAAATCACTTGGTGAAATGACTTATTTTGAAATGAAAGAACAAATTGATCGTGAAGTTCTTTTTAAACCCGATGAATATTACAATGCCTTTATTGGTGGTAAGATTCATCGTAAGCATGTTATTAATATTGGAAAGAAGGAAAGATAGATTATGGCAAGAGAAAAACTAAAAGATTATGTAAGATACTATGACAACATTTTACCCGATGATATGTGTCGTAAGTTATGTGAGAAGTTCGATGAAGTAAAAGAAAAAGACCGAATCTTTCGCAGAAGTGATAAGTTTAACTTTATCGAGTTGAACATGCATGACATGATGGGTAAAGATACTAAATGGAAAGCTATTACTAAAGAGATGCATGGTTATATGCAAAAAGCATTGTCTTTGTATAGAGCAGATACAGGTCATTGGGTGCCGGAGACTAGAAGATTCGAAGCACCTAGAATCAAAAGATATGATCCTGATTTCGGAAACTTCGACTGGCACTTAGATTCATGCGATCAAAGATCAGCACAGAGAATGTTGGTTATGTTTTGGTATCTAAACGATGTACCAGAAGGTGGCGAAACCATTTTTGACTTGGGTGCAGACAAACCATACAAGATTAAGCCAGTAAAAGGTAGAGTGGCTTGTTTCCCGCCGAACTTCCTATTCCCCCATCGCGGTGAGCCACCAAAGGACATATTCAAGTATGTGGTTTCATCCTATGCTTGCTATAATTAATACTTGACAAATTCTCATTATTTGATACTATATACGTATGATTATTTTAGATTATAGCGCAATATGTATGTCTTCCTTCTTTGCCCGCGGGTCGAGTGCGGAAGAAGGTCTTCTTCGTCACTTCATTCTTAATTCTATTCGTATGAATAATCTTAGGTTTAGGGACAAGTATGGAGAAATGGTAATCGCGTGTGATGGTCGTTCTTGGCGGAAAGATTATTTTGCCGAATACAAAGCAAAACGTAAGAAGAATCGCGAAGCTTCTGATATTGATTGGGAACAAGTATTTACTGTTTTCTCAAAGGTTAAAGATGAACTTGAAGAATACATGCCATACAAAGTGATTCGTCATCCTAATGCAGAGGCAGATGATGTCATAGGTGCTTTGGTAAAAGAAACACAAAACTTTGGTAAACATCAAAAGATTATGATTGTTTCTTCTGATAAAGACTTTGTACAATTACAGAAGTATAATAATGTTGAACAGTGGTCTCCAATTACAAAGAAGTTTCTTATTGAAAAGAATCCTTACAACTATCTCTATGAGCATATATTTAAGGGTGATAGTGGTGATGGTGTTCCAAACGTTCTAAGTGACGATGATACATTTGTAACTGAAAAAAGACAAACCCCGTTATCAAAAGTAAAGATTGCATTTTGGATGAATAATCTAAACGATCTAGAATCTGCCATGACTACAAAAGAGTTGAGAAACTTCCATCGTAATCAAAAGATGATTGATCTTGACAAAATGCCAGAAAACATATATGATGAAATCATTCAAAATTATGAAAACCAACCCAAGAAAACAAATATGAAAATACTTAATTATTTGGTTACACGGAGATGTAATCAATTGATTGAATCAGTAGGAGACTTTACAAATGAGTGAAGAAGCAATGATCTTTTTTGCAATAGTTATCTTAACATTTGTGTCTTATTTGTGTATTAAATTGTTCTAATTAGGAGAAATTATGCCAGTAAAATATCTATTACCCCATGAAGTTTGCGAAGAGTTAGATAGACTCAAAACACAAAAAGAGAAAGTTGATTTTCTTCAAAGATATCAAAGTTTTGCCTTGAAGACTATTTTACAACTTAACTTTAATGACAATATTAAGCTTGATTTACCAGAAGGTAAACCACCTTTCCGAGCTGATGTGTGTCCGCCTGGTGTTCAGATTTCTGTTACAAAAAATGCTATTCAACCTATTGGTAAATTAGTAGAAGGTAGTCCAGTTTCAAAGTTGAAAAAAGAAACCATGTTTCTAAAGATGTTAGAGTCAATTAACGAAAAAGATGCCGAAATGTTGTGGAGAGCAAAAGATGGTATTCTTGAAGACCTTTATCCTAAAATGACTAAGAAACTTGTCGAAAAAGCATTTCCGGGCATACTATGAATTACGAGATCGATGATACAGGCATAGGAGTATTTGACGGATATTTTACTCCGCAAGAATGTGATTATTACATTCAATTTTGGAAAATGGCAAAAGAGTGTAATCTCACGCATGTGCACAGTACTGCAGCAAAACAACATCAATTAATTGCAGATGATGAAAGGGCATGGGTAATACCATTTCCCACAATGGGACACGATATTACATACAATACTGGCGTTTTTCTTAACAGATTTTGGGACACAATTTATCCGATATACAGTGAAAAGTTTCGATTGAATGGTTATCGAATGACAATAAACATGATAAAGGTACAAAAAACATTGCCCGGTGAAGGATATCATGTTTGGCATGCAGAAAAATCTCCAAGAGACAAAGAGAGATTATGGGTTGCAATGATGTATTTAAATGACGTTGAAGAAGGTGGAGAAACAGAATTTCTTGTTCAAAAAAGACGAATAAAACCTGTAACGGGCCGAGTTGTAATCTTCCCAGCAACTTATACTCATATTCATAGAGGCAATCCACCATTAAGCGGAGAAAAGTATATTATAACTACGTGGGGAGAATACGCGTCCTATGACGATGTAGAAAATTTATAGTGAACATTTTTGTACTAGATGATAATCCTATAACTGCAGCAAAACAACATTGCGATAAGCATGTCTGCAAAATGATTATTGAGTCTGCACAGATGTTATCTACTGCACATCGAATGCTTGATGGTAAAGAAACAAGAAGACCTTCAAATTCTGGTAAAAGAATAGTACAGTATTGGGAGATGGATTCCGAAAGAATGGAAAAAAGCTTGTATAAAGCTGTCCACATGAAGCACCCTTGTACCATTTGGACTATGGAATCATCGGCTAACTATAGATGGCACTGGAAATTATTTAATCAATTGTGTGATGAATACACCCATCGATACAAAAAAGTACACGAAACAGATATTAAACTTAGACGAATACTTTGGTCTTTTCCTAATAATATTCCATACGGCCCTATGACTCCTTTCAGACAGGCCATGTTTGAGGATTGTAAAATGTCTGATACAGTTAAGGCGTATCGAAAGTTTTACCACAAAAAACCATTCAAAATGGTATGGACTAGAAGAGATACTCCAAGCTGGTACTCATATAAATAGTTTTGATAACGTTCACCCAAAAGGGCGGAAGTACCACATAGTGTGGGAAGGAACGCACCGTAAATAGGAGAATAACAATGGCTACTCTACAATATAGAGGGTCTAAAGTTGTTGCTTCTGAAAAAGCGGTGGCAAAACCCAGCATCGCTTCTTACAGAGGTTTCACATACGACCCAAGCAAGACGCACTATCACGCTAAGTACATTGCTAAGACATTGAACTATCGTGGTTCAACATTCAAAGCATAAGTTAATATAATAACGTAACCTCAAATACTCAGGCATATAAATACGTTTGAGGTTACGTTATATGTCAAAGCAAGATTCTGCGGATAGCCCGCAAATACAAGAATTAGATTTAGAGACAGCAAAGAAAATCGCTTCTACTCTTTGTGCTCCTGGCGCACTCGATGAACAACAGAAACTTTTCATTGAGGCTGTTAGGGTCATCTTAAGAGAAGAACACGGATTTGAATTTGAAGAAGAAGAGTTCGACAGTGAAGAAGGAGACAAAGGTAATAATAATAACCAGTCTTCCACTGAATCGAATCCCGCAATAGAAGCAATTCTACAACAGTCAGCAACTACCGCAGCAGCCACGACAGCTGCTGTGTCAAGTGCATCTGCAACCACCGCTAGTACAGTTAGTACTGCTATAGCACAACTCCAATCACTCGGAACAGCCGGTGTGATTGCGATGTCATCTGCCGTTTATTTCCAAGGTGGTGCAGTTTACGATAATGCCGAGACTATTGTAGATATGACCGTACCGATGGTCGAAGAACTTTTTGAGACAGGAACTATCACTCCCCCACCTGAATCTTCTTATTATGAAAGAGAAGTTCCAGTAACAGAAACCTTCCTTGGCAAACAAGTCGGTGCCGGTCGTCCACAACCAGAACCCTCGGAGGATAATGAAGGCGACGACAAGGAAAAAGATACGAAAGATGAAGGAGAGAGCAAGGGAGAAGCTGTTTCTGACGGAGATAAAGATAAAAAGAGCATTGGAGAACCAAAGAAAAAAGAATCAGTTTTAAAGAAACTTTTCGGCAAGGATGAGAAAAAGTCGGAGCAGAAAAAAGAAGACTCCAAACCTGAAGCCGAATCTAAACCCAAACCAGAAAGTACTAAGAATGACTCGGTATCAAAAAGCGAAGATGGAAAAGAGACTGAAGGCGAACAAGAATCCAAAGAATCTAAAAGTCTGTTTGGATACGTTAAACAACTTGTCCAACCAAAACCCGAATCGACACCGAACGAGCCAGTAAAACCCGAAGTTGATGTTGCTGCAGCATCAGCCTCTGTTTCCGATGAAGAACTTAAGGAAGCAGGAATATCAAGGAAGGGGTTTGAACAATGGGTTGCAGATGGTGGGCCCTCTGACCGAACACCATATATAGAAATGGAAGACACACCACCCGAACCGCCGCCAGAACCAATGATGATGGACATGCCAGAAATGGAACAAGAAGACTTTGAAGCCTTTCAAGAGTCAGTACAAGAAGCCTTTAACATATTCGACTCTGGCAGATTAGAACAGGACGCGACACCAATATGATCTATTTACAAATAATTTTTGATTTGATTAAAGAAAACTTAGTAGACTTCGGCATTGCCGTAGTTGGATTGATGGCTACATTATCGATGTTTATACCAGAGGATTCTCCACTCGGTAAATTCTTTGGTATATTTGGAGCAATACTTAACTTCATTAAAGGATTATTTTCAAGGAGAAAATGAAAAAATTAATAGCACTATTAACAGCAACAACATTTATATCTGCTTTTGCGGATATTGTTACCTTTACAGCTGGCACAGTATATATGGCAGATGACACTACCGCTATAACAGATGGTACTCAACTGTATGGCAATGTCTCATCTTACCAAGAAGGAGACTTTTATTTGCAATACAACAGTCCTTCGCTGGATAGCCAGTATATAGGTACTTACTACGACCAAGGCAATGATGTTATTCACGGGCACTGGGATGGTGGTTTGGACAGCATTGAGATTGCTCGTAATGATAACGGACTGTTTACACTTAAGTATTTCTCATTGACCTCTAACACAGAGATAGGTGGAGGTGCAGCAACTGGTAACGAGAACATCTTCATTCAAGGATTTACAAATGGAGTAGCCATTACTGATAGCTACCGCATTCCTTCTGATGATTGGGGTGGCACATTTAACGATGTAATACTACCCAACGCATTCACTAATGTTGACAAAGTTTTAATTAGTGGTGAAGGTGCATACTGTTTTGGAATGGATAGCTTCGCGTTTAATGAAGCAAGCTTTGAAGAACTATTGACAGGAAACGAAGTAGAACTTAATCCAGTTGTACCAGAACCTGCTACGGTTGGTCTCATTGGTGTAGCTGCAGGTACACTAATGTTGACAAGGAAACGGCGTGGTCTATAGACTTCTTATTCTATTACTTCTTTTAGCGAATACGGCATTCGGTCTTTTGGCCGATGCCGTTATTCTTCGTACACATACGAGATTCGTACAAGATAGTAACATATACAATAGAACAGAAGGTAATGAAACTCAATCATTAATTGTATCCCAAATTGCATCTCTTCAGCTAAATGTACTTCAAGACGAAAGAACACGGTTTAAGATTTTATACACACCAAAGATAGATAAAAGATTTTTTGACAATGAAGAGCTTGTCTATCATACATTTAAAACAGATTTTCAAAGAGCACTAAATCGAAAAGTCCAAGTAAAAAGCTCATACTCGTATATGTTGACGGAAAGAGAACCAACTTCGGACATTGATACCAATGTAGATATTACTGCAACTACAAAAAAAGCAACAGCTCAAATATCTTATACACCAAAAAGAGAGCACTCTTTCGTAATTAAATATGAAAACAAACAAAAGGAATGGAGCGAAAATCTTGAAACTACTTTCGGACTCACTAATGGAGACTACGATCAGCACAACGCGAGTGTTCAGTATGTTCACGAACTTTGGAAAGGGAGATTATTTTCAACACAAAGTGCCGACTATTCATATCACACGTTCATCGGAGACCGCGGAGGATATGAGAAAGCAGGAATATCTGAACAACTAATGTATGTTCTAAATCCGAAAACATATATCACACTTAAAGGTGGTTATGAACAAGTACTTGTTACGGATGAAAATGAACACGTTAAAGAATTTTACGAACCTTATGCTTCAGGTGGTATTAATTCACAATTATTTAAAAACTTAACACTTGGTCTTAATGTCAAGTACGCAGTGGTGGAGTCTGGTATCTCTACGTTTAACGTAGCTAAAAAGATTACTGTAATTGGTCAGATGAAATACGATATTACAGGAAAGACTAAATTCATATTTTCAACAGTTGGTATGAGATCAGCATTTGACGCGGACTACGCAAGAAACTCTAGAACCATTGCTGAAGAAAAAGTAGATTACCTTTTAATTAACACGGCATCTCTAGCATACGATATCAATAGAAATCAAGCACTTGAACTTGGTTATCAAGGCCCCCTCGTAAATCCAGAGGCAGATACGGCCATTATTAGACACAAAACTTACTTCGGATATAGGTTGACATTCTAGTCAGCTTTTGGTAGTATAAATACCATAATGAGTGAGATTGAATTAGCTTTGTCGTTGTTAGATGTGCCTTGGTGGTCTATTGGACTTTTTATAGTCGGGGCAGCATTCTTTCTCTTTATGGATGAATAATAAGGAATATTATGCCAACGTATGATATACAGAATAAAAAAACTGGTGAAGTAAAAGAACTCTTTTGTAGTATTAGTGAGAAAGAAGAGGCCATAAAAAAAGAAGGCCCCGATTGGGAATACTGTTTTGCTGCTCCTAGCTTTAGCACGATAGGAACAAAGTCGATATCAAGAACTGGACAAGCTGGGTCGAACTGGAATGATCTTCTTGGCCGAATAAAGGAAGGCTCGGGAAAACACAACACCATTAACGTGGACAATTAATTATGAACTTTAAACATGAACCGATTGAAGTAAATTATGATCTTGAGGCAGAAACATCTGAAACAGGTCGCGTTTATAAAACACCAGATGGTGAAGCTTATCCATCTATAACAACAGTACTTGGAAAACGAACCAAGAAAGCTATCCTTGAATGGAGAAAACGCGTTGGCGAAGAAGAAGCCAATCGTGTATCACGAATTGCAACTGGAAAAGGAACTAAGGTTCACCAGATGGCCGAGGACTTTCTTAATAATGATCCTGTCTATACGCAAGGTTTTCAAGAGATGCCCCATATTGTAGAAAGTTGGGAAGCACTCAAACCACTACTAACAGAAAACGTTGGAGTTATTCGAGCACAGGAAATACCTCTGTATTCAGATGAACTAAAGGTAGCGGGTCGAGTTGACTTGATTGCCGAATGGGATGGAGAACTTTCTGTAGTTGATTTTAAAACATCAAAACGTATTAAAGATAGAAGTGAAATATCAAACTACTTTATGCAAGCGTGTGCTTATGCTTTAATGTTAGAAGAACGAACTGGAATCTGTATAAATAAATTAGTTATCGCGATGGTCGCTGACGGAGGCTTTACTAAAGTATTCGTAGAAAATCGTGAGGACTGGATAGACAAATTGATTGAGGAAATTACTTATTATTATGAACACCGATATGATTGAAACAATACTTGGAATTACATATAATGCTTGTTTTATCAGTTGTTACTGGCCACAAATCATCAAGAGTATCCGAACTAAGTCCGTCGAGGATGTAAGTATTCATCTTTTCACACTTTCAATCGTAGGATATACCTCTGCAATTTTTTACACGCTTCTTCGTGTTGGATTTGATTTCTTTTGGCTTTTTAACTACGTTGTTTCTGGTATCAGTGCAATTATAATGACAATCGTTTATTTTATGTATAGGGAAAAATCTGTATGAAAATATGTAAATCACAATTCCATGACCAAGGATATTGGGAGCATGGGAGAAATAAGTATCAGCTAAGAACTCTTCCAATTGATAAACTTTGGGCTTCTGTACCTATTGCAAAAGTCCATCACGGAATTGTTTTTTATGATACCGTAAAAAAAGACATTGCAAAAAATGGAATGAAGTTTCCTCTACTTGTTGTTACGTCAACGCGACGTGAACTTTTGATACAGAAACATATATGGGGAACTAATATCAAAGAACTACCATTTAAACAAACAGAAAAGTGGGAAGACTTAAACAAGTTACAATACACTGTTTGGGGTGGTTCAAATCGTCTTATCGCAGTTAAAGAGCTTGGATATACTCACATTGACTGTGCTATGATGTTAGGATTTGAACATGCACGATCACATCAAAAAGTACAAAGAAAACCATACACCGGATACCTTTATAAAAATGGCAGCGACTAAAAGACTCATATATCAAGTTAACACTATTGATCCACTCGTAGGAAAACGATCTAAACTTTACGAATGGTGTATAGAATCTGTAAAAAAATATTGTGAAAAGATTAATATATGAATTTAGTTTATCAATATTATTTACCATACCCCGGCGAGATTGGAAAACCAGATTGGGTTGAAATTGGTAAAAAATCAGCAGAAAAATACTCTAAAGAAATCGGCGCTGAATATATCTATTCAGAAGAAAAATATATGAACTCAGTCTTAAATGTATTTGAGTCATTTAGATTATTTTTTGATGAGTCATTTGATTGTTACGATAAAATTTTATTACTAGACATAGATACAATTGTTAACACAAAGGATAATATTTTTGATATTGAAATAGAAGACGTTGGAATGGTGCATGAATTAGGTGTATATAATAGATCAGCCGTACCTGGCGCTTCCTTTACACCAAAATTTTGGGATAATTATTTTAATAATCCACATACTGGAATTTTTAGTTATGCTAAAAAGTTTTTAGACGAAAAATTTAAATGGAAAAAAAGTAAACTACATCCAAACGAAAAGTTTGCTTTATACAACGGAGGTGTACAAGTGTGGTCAAAAGAAGGCAGGATAAAAGCACGATCACTGTTTGATTCTAAAAAGCACGATCATTTTCACAAAGAGACGGGAAAAGGCGAAACCGCGTATTTAAATATGATGCTTTTTCACCATGGATTTAAAATAACGGAATTGGAAAACGATTGGAACCGT